CCCGGCCCCACCTCCCCTTCTGGTGGGAGACCCGGCATAAGCGGAGCCCCTAACCCAGTTTCGAGCATTTGTTCCTCTAACGCTTTTTTCGGTTGAACTATCCATTCGTCGTATAGTTCAAAAAGGTCTTCACCTTTTTCTCTGGCTTTAGCCATTTCGATTAAAGCCTCGTCAGGGACTTCACCAGTTTCTAAACCTTGGAGAAGTTTAGCGAGAGCCATGTTCCGAAACTTTTCAACGTCAAGCCTTGAACGTTCACGGGAAACATCTGTTAAACCGTCAATGTTTTCTTGAACAAATTCTTTAGAAACAAACTCTGCTTGAGAATACTGTATGTGTAACACTGCAGATTGTGCAGGGTCACGACCTAAACCAAGCCCGTATTCGACACGAACACGATTTTCTATATTTATGTCTTTAGAAGGCGAGTACTCTTCGATAAAGTTTTGGTTTCTTAAAGTACCTGTAACAGATTTAGAACCTGAAAAATATGCTTTATCGACTTCAAACGCTAAACGTAAAGTGCGTTCTAATTTCTTTTGTAAAATTTGATGATACGTTCTGATAGCAGTGTTCATCATTCCTGCTGATGCTTCAATAAATTTCGCTGAAGCGATCGACTGATCTACCTCGCCCGGTCGGGCTTTAGGCCAGCGACCACCAAGGTGGATTCCTTCCATCAGGTTTTGTAAATCTGATTGGATGTTGAAAGAAGAAACAGCAGGAGGTACACGACCTATAGCGCCTTGAGGTCCGAGTTCAATAAATGAACCTCCGCCGTAAGGCATTTCTCCTATAAGGTCACGAACCCAAATGTCTGAATAAACTGCTTGGTCTGCGAAGTCTAATACAAGCCCCATTAAACGAATATGGGCTTCTAATAGTCCCACGACCTGATCGAACTGTCCACGCATCTCACCGTCTAAAGTGATACGGGTTCCGATAACTACAGGGCAGACACCAATTTTGTTTTCTATTCTTTCCAATACAACAGGGAATGGAATGTCTGTGTTAGAACCGTAACGGTTAAACCCTTCAGTTGACCCTTGGTAAAGGGCAGCGAGAACATACTCTTCGTCAGAGTAGTATTCGACAATAACTACCCGAGTGTTTTCATCAGGTTGCTGTATGTCTGTTCGCTGGCCAGTGAACTCAGCGATCTTTTGCTGATAATCTTCAGGCAGTTGAGTGAAGAAAACTTCCCGAGCGAACATGCACCGGCGAACTGAGTCTCCCGGTTTGAAACCCGGCTCTGGGTAACAGTGCCGTGGGTCTCTGCGTTCTATCAGAGGAATGTTTTGTTCAAAGTCTGGTGTTAAAGTCCACACAGAAAAACCGTAAGCGGCCATATCCATGACAGCCCGAGGTATCATAAGGTCCATACCGTTAGCGTCCATGTAGGAAGAAGCGATATTTTCCATCTTTTGGGAAACTTTTTTAGAGTCTTTAGATCCCCGTGCTGGTTGAACTCTTACAGTAGGTACAAGAGACGCTGCTTCAGCAGTGTCTTCTAAAGCGACCTGAATAAGGTTAGGCGATTTAGAATCAATGTTTTCTTCGTCTGGGTCGAAAACATCAAAGTCTCCTCGCATTACACGTTCGATAGTGTCCATGCGGACATCACGATCAGCGTATCTGGCACGCCAAGCCGTATATAGAGAGGCTAGGCGATCAGTGTCTAACATTTTGTTGGGCTCCTTCAGCGATGCTAAGTAAAGAACGTTCGATTGAACTCATTTTGCGTCCCTCTCTAAGTTCAAAAGCATGTTCTCTTACCTCCATGTCGGTAGCATCTTTCGGCATAGAAAAATAATGCGGCTTATTGTTAATCATAGTTCCGCACAACATTTCGTTTTCGTTTAGATCTTTTTCTGCCGAACGAAATGCTCGACGGTTGAGAGCGTCTTTAATCATGTTCCCTCAGACAGAAACCCGACAAGTGTGGACTTTTTTAATCTTCCCATTCTATCCAAGCCCTTGCTCCGCACGAAAGTTGTTTCTCCGGTTGAATAACTTTCGCTCCTTTAGGTATTTCAAACTCTTGATGATACTCAGAACCTTTATATGTTCTATGGATTATCGCTGGTAAACCTTTTCTTAGTCTTTGTTGATGAATGTGAACTTGGTGTTTCATTTACTCTTTCCAGATGCCGGGGTCAATGTTCATAGGTTGAGGTCCATCCTCAACTTCATACTCTTCGACAGCGCTATGTTCCTGCGCTGAACCTATTGTTTGCCTTCTGAAACCAGCCATGCCACGGGTCATGTGGCCCGGCCTCTGATCGTGAAGGTTAACCCCACGAACTTCCCTAGAATGAAAATCGATTACACGCCTTTGGCGTTTAATACGGTTAGGCACATGCATCCTTTCATGAAACATAGGTAAATGGGCTCGTTTCAATAAGTCACGACAACCCAAATCAGCGAACCATAAAGACATAACTCTATCAGATACAGTACCCATAGGGAAAGCAATCATTTCCTCGATTAAAGGTTGAAACACTTGAGTAGAAGGAGCGTTACCCCACGGGATAGAAAACAACCCGGTTTCCATCAAAGGAGCGATAGATTCCACCCCAAACTGAGGGTCCCATTTATTTCCATGTGTTTGATGAGGCACAACACGAACTCCACGCTTAGCCAACGCCTGAGTCAACTCAACATCGTATTGAACCAACTGAGACTGAACACCGTTAGATTCGACACGCCACTCATAAATAGGGTACCTGTCAGTCCACTCCAACAACTGATCTTTCATCTGAGGAGCCTTCATTTGTCTAACAGCCAAACTGTCAACCAAATATCGTTTACCCGTAGATAAATCAACCCCTACCAAACTAAACGCTGTGTAACCGGAACCTTTACCGCCACCAGCAGGATCTAAACCTGCTATTAAACGCCAACCAGAATCAAAATGACCGGCAACACGAGTGGTATCTTTAGAAGCATCAATCATGTCCTGAGTGAAAGAAGCACCAACACCCGGAATATCTACCTGCTGGTAAATTAATTGAAAGTCGGCAGGTCTCATCTCCGAACGATGAATCAAAGCCTGCTCGTAAGGGAAATGCTCCCCCCACAACATCTCCTCAGTAGTGTCATCAACAATACAAGGAAACTTCAAAACCTTATAACCCGGTCGAGTAGCAAGCGTCGAATACACATCACCGGGAGTAACACGGGTACCAACCCAAATGGCTTTACCCGAACGACCAATACGAGACAACGCCTCCTTATCGAACCACTCCAACATAGCAGCAACCCGGTCAGGGTTTCTCTGATTATCTAAAGTAGCAACGTCGTCGAATTTAATAACGTCAGCACGGCGACCATAAATCTGCTGCCCTACACCAAGCACAGCAACAGTAGGGTCCTTCTCAGCAGTAGTACGACCCTCAACATAAATCTGTTCAGAAGACCAAGAAGACTGGCCGTCAGGCTTAAACGGACCCCAGTCATCAATAATAGAAGGACCGTCTGCATACAAATCAGGATTCATCAACATCTCGCTGATACTATGCATGAACGTTCTAGCGAACGGCAAAGACTTAGACACCAACAAGGTACGCAAATTAGGGTTACGACAAATGTCGTAAACCGTATGCCAAACAGAAATTAACGTAGATTTAGAATGATACGGAGGGCAGTTAATTACAACCCTATGGTGATCCCCTGTAATCGCTTCTGTAAAATCTTTATGAAAATCAGGCATGTCGTGATGCACGCCGCAATCAGGACAAGACCAGTTTTGCAAGTAATGGCTGCAGAACTCTTCAAACGTTCCGACTCTTCTGCTCTGAGTGTCCAAGGGGCCGGGTCGGGGACCACCCTCGGAAAGGGCTGACTTTGCTTTTTCAACTTTCTTCTCTTCCTCAAGACGAGCCTCCTTAACCCGTTTATTCAAATGCTGCCTAGAGACTCCGAAATCCTCCGCAGCCTCAGTCTGAGTCCACCCGTTCTTAATAACTTTCTCAACCGCTGCAGAAAACCTGCGAGTTTTCGACCACGACTCATATTTGCTGTTCAAAAGAACCTCCAATAACACCCCCAAAACAGGCGACACTCTTCAAAAGAGTAGACGCAATGTTCCGTGTAGTATCCGGTGCGTAACTAGATGGCTTACCCAACTCCCACGCTTCGTCATGATCTATCCACCCCAACACGTTTACTGTTCGTAACTCTGGCGGCTCAGGCTGCGCTACAAACAAAATAAGACCCTTACCTAATTGACGTTTACGCACAGCAGCATCAGGGCTAGTGCGTATCCTCCTAACCTCTA